AAAAATAAAACAAAAAAAGAAAAACATTAGAGCTGTTTGAATGCAATTAGTTGAGGGGTGTATCCTGTCAGCATTGCAAGTTGCTCTTTTGTATAATCTTTGTGTTCAAGTATCACTTCGTCTGGTATCAATAGTTCAGAAGCAAATGTCTGTGCTTCTTGTTCGATAGAGTTCTCATAACAATTCTTGCCGAATGAGAAGAAATAAAAATCTTCTTTGTGTAGGACTGCATGACCTACCTCATGAGCTAAGACTTCGTGATACTTTTTTTCGTTGTCTAATAATTTTTCGTTTATGTAAATAAAATCTCTTTCGTGAATCTTTAAATAGCAACCAGATATTTTTTTTAAGTCCCCGATCTGGATGATTATGTCTAATTCTTTTGCAAGCTTAACGGGGTTTCTGGTTTCGTATTTTTTAATCAAATTGTATACAATGGATTTAATTTGATTATGATTCATACATCCATATCCTTTCTTCACTTCTTTTTCTGTGCAAGAAATACAAGTGACATTTCATACTGGGCTAGTATCGCATCAAGAGATTCATCGTCAAGTTTTTCCCCATCGTAGTAGATAGGGTGTCTAGTCCTGTTTTTAAGTAAATCTCTCATTCTCTCCAGTTCGTCTTTGATGTCTATTACACTGTTTTCTTTTTTATCCTCCTCCTTTCCTGTCATGAGGTAATCAACTGTTACACCGAAAAAATCGGCAATCTTCTGTAACTTTTTGATGCCCGGTTTACTCCTACCAACTTTCCAATCAGAAAAAGTCGACTTAGAAACGCTAGCTTCTCTTGCTACATCAGAATCTTTCAGACCTCTTTCGTCACGCAGTTTTTGATAAATTTCGTACATAGAGCACCGCCTTTTTTAAAAAAAGTTCCAAAATCCGTACAAAAACTATTGACAAGTTCTAGAATCCGAATTATAATATAACCATAAGTTCGGAAAAAAGAACAGCCATTGGTAAGTTCTTGTTATGATTTTTCTTTACATTTCATATTATAACTGATTTCCGAACTAAAATCAATAGAAACGTTCGGAAAGGAGTAAATATGTATAAAAAATATTGTGCGTTAAGGGACAAAAGGAATTTGACAGATTACAGAGTGTCAGAAGATACAGGAATTGTAAGGTCTACGTTTACGGATTGGAAAACAGGAAGAAGTAAACCGGGAATCAAAAAGTTAAAGGCATTAGCCGATTACTTTGGTGTGACAGTAGATTATTTCTTAGAGGAGAGTGAGTAGATGTTAAAAAGAACTAAGAAACTTTTGAAGAAAATAGCAGAAATGCTTTACAAGAATTGCGATAAGTTTGGATTAACCGAACAGGATGAAGAGGTTAAAGAGTTAAAAGAACTTATCGACAAGATGGGAGAGTGAGGACAAGCAGTGAAGAAAAGATATTCTCATAAAAAAATGAGAGCATGGTCAGAGTACCCATTGATTACAAGAATATCTTTTGTGCTTTCTTGTACAGCATTGGTACTTGCGATTGCGAGATTGCTACTTAAATAGACTGACGATAAGAGCTATTAAAGCAATTAAGACAGATAGCAACTCTAACCAATGTTTAGAAAACCAATTAAATTTCTGCTGATATTTCCTTTTGCTGTCAGTGGAAATGGATGAATTAATAGCATCTTGAATCTTTTGATTTTTGGAATAGTCGGAAGATTTCATTTTATCAATGGTTTCTTCATCTGGTTTATCAAGATGTGGTAAAGGATTTTTAGACATAGTACACCTCCTAGGGAGATTATAACACAGAAAGGAGTACAGAAATGTATATACCACCATTTCAATTAGGAATATTTGTAGGAGCTGTAGGAGTAATTGCACTTGAAATCACAGCTGTATTAATCGACAACTACAGAAGTAAAAAGAGAAGTGAAGCACGAAAGAAATAAAAATGCCCCATGCGGTACTGGAACTACCACACAGGGCGAATGTAACCACTAACCATAGCTTAGCGGTAAGGAAATTATAACACAATTTTTTTAACACCGCAAGAAAGAGGTGCGGAATGGAAGATAAAACAAAGCAGTGGAAAGACTTAGAAGAATACTTTGCAACAGAGGTAATTGAGCAAAGTAAACGGACAGCAAAAAGATGGTTTGCAATCTGGCTAATTACATTCATTGCATTGGTAGCGACAAATACAGTGTGGATATATGTGTTCAACTCATATGAATACGTTCAGCAGGACGGAAGCGGAGTTAACAACTATCACACCGACATTGATGGAGACTTAGAGAATGGGACAAAGAATTAAAGCTAAGAAGAACGGCAAATACAAGAAAGTGGCGTTCAGACAGGCAGGAATGAAGAAAAGAGGATACTACCGCAGGAAGAAGCGGAGAAAGTGAGGTAAACATGGAGTACCCGAAACCAGTTATGAAGATGGGAGAGCTTGTGAAAATGGGGTTCCCGAGGTCGTTTCTGGATGAAGCTTATCGGGAACGTGGACAAGACTTTGCACAAAAAGGTGCTAAGAAAAATTCCCCAATCTTCTTTGACACTGAGTTGTTTGAGAAATGGAGAACAAAAAAACTAAGAGACGAAAACAGAGCATTGAGAGGAGAAATGATATGAGAACAGGAACAGCAATTATGGTTTTAGGACTTGCTTTAACAGGTCTAGGAATCACACCGTTTGTATTCATGGCGGTCTGCACACTCGCAGGTCTGGCAGAAATCGAAATGGAGCGTAAAGGATGGAAATAAAAAAAGCACCCAGACGTGCAGGTCTAAAGTGCTTAACAAAAAATGCATAACAACAGTATAGCAGGAAAAGGAGAATGTGACAATGACTATTACAAAAAAAGAGTTTAAAGATGCGGTTAAAAATATTATCGTTGATGCAATTAAATCAACTAACGACCCGATGTTTACAAAAGAAGAAAACAAAGAAGCAGATAGAAATATCGCAACAGCAATGACAGACTTCTATAGCAGAATGATTACAAAACTTTTCGCAGGCAGAGAAGAATGGGAAGCTAACAAAGAAGAGTTAAGTGACAGTATGAATCAATGTAGTGATGAAAGAATGCAGGAACATCCTAGTTTTACAACGGCACTGGAAAATATTGCGTGTATAACAAGTGTAGGAGAGCTGTTACGCTTGATCGCAGGAAATGAGGAAGAAGAAACACAAGAACAACAGGAAAAGGAATTTGATGTAGAAGAGATTCTAAGAGAAGCAGGGAGTGAGCAGGAATGATTGTAGCAGGATACACAAACGAATATGGGACAGTAATCCCAGAAGAAGATGCAACAGAATATATCTGGAAGCAGGCAAGAAACAACGAAGAAGATAAAACATGGCTATTAGAGTATATGTGGGACGTGTTTACAGGAAATCCAAAATTCAAAAAGGAATTAGAGGAACTAAAAGAAGCTCGTTTTGAGGATGTATGCAGTGTGAAAGAGTGTGACGAACAGGGAAACGTAATTCCATATAACGGAGAATATGAACCAGAGGGGAGATAACCATGACAATACATGAAAAGATGATGAGGATTCAGACAACATTGAAAGCACCAAAAAATCTAAGAAACTCATTCGGTGGGTATATGTACCGCAACGCAGAGGGAATCTTAGAAGCCGTGAAACCACTTCTGGAAGAACAGAAGCTTGCAATGTACATAACGGACGATGTAATAGCGGTTGGCGATCGTGTCTATGTAAAAGCAACAGTAAAGGTGCAGGACATTGAAACAGAAGCAAGCGTAGAAGCAACAGCACTCGCAAGAGAAGCACTTAATAAAAAGGGAATGGATGATTCTCAAATAACAGGTACAGCATCATCTTATGCACGCAAGTATGCCTTAAATGGAATCTTCTTACTGGATGATACAAAAGATGCTGATACGGACGAAAATCAAAAAGAACGCAAAGCAAGAGCGGACAAGCAGACAGATGATAACAACACAGAAGCAATCAGAGGTATGAAGATTTCAAAAATCAAACAAGATACACTTTTAAGCTTGTGTGATGAAATGGCATTTGATATTAACAAGATTCTTGCATCTTATCATCATGAATCCATTTCAGAAATTACTGAGGGAGAATATCAATATATAGTCTCTAATAAAGATAAGGCTAATGTAAGAAAGATTTGGAGCTGATTAGATGGAAACTAAAGCAAGAATCCATGATATATCCATTGATTTTGAAAGCGGTAAGCAGGTTATTTCCCTTGTGTGTGAAAAAGACATACGAGGGGAATATGACCGACTGAAAGATAAAGAATGTCGGCTTAAGGTTGTTCAATATCGTGAGGGCAGGTCTTTAGACGCCAATGCATACTTCCATGTACTGGTTGGAAAGATTGCAGAAGTAACGGACAACAGCAAGGTATATATAAAGAACAAACTCATAGCAGAGTACGGACAGCATGAGATCATAAACAGTTCTCTTGTATCACTTCCGTTGGATAACGATATAGAAGTGTACGACCTTGAATTTTGCCACTTACAACCGACTACACAGACAACTACCAATAAGGCAGGTAAGTTATTCAGAATCAATCTGGTAATGCGTGGGAGCCATACCTACGACACAAAGGAAATGTCTGAACTGATAAAAGGAACTGTTGCAGAAGCAAAAGAGCTTGGAATTGAGACAGCAACACCGCAGGAGATAAAAGAAATGGAAGAAAGGTGGAAAGTAAAACTTGAAAAAGCTAACTAGTGTATTTACAGAAAATATGGACTGTTGCATTTACACAGGTTCTTACATAGTGGAAAGACATCATATTTTCGGTGGTTCTAATAGGAAGAAAAGCGAAAAATATGGATTTGTCGTACCACTAAGACCAGACTTTCATCCGAACGGTGTACATTTTAACAGAAAAAATGGAGACATAGATACAAAGCTTAAGACGATGGCTCAAATATATTATGAAGAGCATATCGGTAGCAGGGAAGAGTTCAGAAAGGAGTTTGGAAAGTCATGGCTGTAACATACACAATTCAAGGAAGACTTGATGGACTTAACACTTTTATTTATGCAAACAGGACCAATCCCTACAAAGGTGCCAGATGCAAAAAAAACAATCAAAAAATTTGCAAGGCATACATTCCACAATGGCTAAAAAAGAAGCGGATAAAGTTTCCAGTGATTTTAGAAATCAAGTGGTATGAAAAGGATAAAAGACGTGATCCAGACAATGTCTTTTCGGCTATTAAGTACATATTAGATAGCTTGGTAGAAGCAGGAGTGTTTCCGAATGATGGTCAGAAACAGGTAGCAGGTATCATTAACTGGATAAAGGTTGACAAAAAGAATCCAAGAATCGAGATAACAATCTACGAAGACGGAGATAAATACTAAGCAGGAGGGCAATGATGCAAATAAACATAAATACAGATTGGGAATGGTATGAAAACACAAATGTGTTTAGATTATTTACTCATTGCCTGTTACATACAAATACACAAAATATAAGATACTGCGGAAGAGAGATAAAGGCAGGACAATTTGTTTCATCAGTAGCAAGAATCAGTGCAGAGACAGGCTTAACAGAATCGCAGGTCCGAACAGCACTTAAGAAATTAAAGGACACTGGATACATATCCACAAAAAGCACAAATAAATACACGATATACACAGTAAATGAGTATCAGAAGTACATAGATTGTGGACAAGTTGCAGAAACAACTACCGAGGAAAACACGATTGTTGAAAATGGAACAAAAATGGAACAACCAGTGGAACGAAAAATGGAACAAACAGAGGAAAAAGTAAAGGAAACTTGCGAGAAATCAAAAGAAAATTGCGAAAAGTCAAACAAAAAAGCAATCAATGAATGCTTTGAAAGACTCTGGAAACAGTACCCGAATAAACGTGGTAAAGGGCAGGTATCCGATGCCAAGAAAAAAGTGTTGTACCAGATAGGAGAGGAACACATACAAAGGGCATTGAAACGGTATCTTGATGGATTAGAAAAAGATGCTTCGTGGAGAAAACCACAGAACGGCTCGACGTTCTTTAATTCGGGATACGTGGATTACCTTGACGAGAACTACGAGAAACCACCAGAACCGAAGCCGCAGCGGAATCCTGCAAGTGTCTTAGAGTGCGAGAGAGATTATGACTTTGATAATTTAGAGATGCAGTTAATGCAGAAACAACTAGAGTAAGGAGTGATGAAAAAAATGTATCAAATGAGTTTTTTTAGTAATGAGATAGCTTTACGAAGTTTTTCTATTACTAAGCAGACCAGAAGAGAATCACACAAAAAGGTCAACAAAGAAGCAATACATATCTTGATTTTAGAACAGCTCGAATATGGAGCAATGACAGCACGAGAGATCGCAACGGTGTTGTATAAGCATAAAAAAGTCTTAGAACCGACAAGGCAGCAGGTACAACCACGGCTAACGGAGTTAGTGCAGGACGGACGTATTGAGGTATGCGGTAAACGTCATGACAGTTTGACAGGCAGGAATGTAGCAATCTACAGAAAGGTGGTGGAAGAAGATGGGGTATAAGAAATTCACAAAAGAATTTAAAAGAAAAGTTGTTGCAGAAAGTAACGCAAGACATGAGGTAAAGAGCGTTGCGAAAGAATACGGTATTGGTTCATCCACCCTCTTTAAATGGAAAAAACAGAACTTAGATGAAGACAAAGAAGAAAACGCCCCATATTCTCGTGAATACATAAAAATGGTAGTAAAGACAAGACTGACAAAAAACAATACGTCAAAATCTTGCTCACAAATGTTTAAGATTCCAGAGTATTTGATTACATTTTGGACAGAAAAATTTGGGAATGAAGTAAGAAAAGAAATTGAAGCAGAACAGCAACGTAACAAAAAGAAACCTAGAGGTATTCATGTTACATCCAGTGCGGTTTATTGGAAATAAAAACTAAATAATACTTTTCTGGTTTGATTCTCTGCCTAAGTAACTGTAAATAATGTTTTTTTTGTATTTTCAGATTCTTCCATTTTTCATTTTTTATTAGGCAGAGACTCAAGCCAGAAAAGGCTTGTTGCACAGGATTTTTGTATACCACACACAACTAAATAAAAGAATCCTAGCAACGCATAAGTTACAATACAACTCGCTATTGTATAAGTCATGATTTCCCCTGCTATTAACGGCAGGGGAGAGAATGGACAGTAAAGGAGTAATAAATGAAATTTAAATTTAGAAAAGAATTAGATTATATTGTTGGGCATTTAAGATATGGACATATTGATGGAACTGTTGAAGCTGACAACTTAGAAGAAGCAAAAAAGAAGTTAGAGGAATATGAGAAAAAAGATTTACTCTGTGAGTTTGGAGAAGTAGTCGTTGATGATTACGAGTGTGAAGATTTCGAGAAAAGCAGCACACCGGCAAGAATTATAGAAGATGAATAAAAAGGATGTGATTTTTAATGGATTTAGAGAAAATGAAGCAAAAATTCAAAGATCATAAAGCTACATTTACTGATTACGGAAACATAAAAATATTAGACTTCAAGAAACCAAACAGTACAGAGTATAGAATCCGATTTCTTTTTGAAGAAGATTATTGCAGATTGCACATTTCAGGTGATTTAGGTCAGTTGATTGCAACGAATTATCGCAATATGTGTTGGAATGGATTTAATGATTTTGTAGAAAATGTTGGATATTTTGAGGGAAAGATAGATTGTCATGACAGACATATTTACTTATATGATGAAGAACAAACTCGAAAAGATATTGCACAGTATGTAGAAGAGCATGATCTTTATTTTGAAATTGATGATGAATATCCATTCAAATCAAAAGAAGAAATAATGGAAGAGTTTTTATCAGATGTACTATATGATTTTTCAGAAGAAACAGGGATTGGAAACGAAGGTAAAGAAAAGTTATTGGAATTAAATGAAGATATTTATTTGGATACTTACAATCTTGGAATTAAACCAACAGGAATACTTGACTTGTACATGCTGGCTTTCAAATTAGCAAAAGAACAACTGAAAGAGGTGGAATAAGATGAACATTGGAAAAGTGTTTGCAGTATTTCAACAAATAGAGTCTAAAAAATATACAAAAGATGAAAAGTACGAAGCGATACATGATGTAATAAATGCTGCGACAATAAACAGTATCACAAAAAAGCAGGTGTTAAATGTAGTGTCATGGTTGTTCAATAAGCAACAAAAATATAGATGGCATGACTTAAGAAAGAATCCAGATGATCTGCCAGAAGATAATAAACAAGTTTTAGTTTCTATAAAAGATGGGTGCATTCACAGAACATGGCATGACTCTCACGGATGGAGAAACCGTAACAGTAAAATTAGATATTATAGCGATAAAAGTGTTTTGGCATGGCGAGAGATTGAAGAATTTGAAAGTGAGGAAGAAGATGAAGATTAATGCAAAACAACCAAGTATTAAAACATACACATTAAGTCATTTCAAGATTGGAGATGTTTGTATGGACGAAAAAAATGAACATTATTATCTTGTGGTTAAATCAGAAAAAGAAAAGAAACAGCTTGTTGATTTAACAGAAAACGAGATTATAAGAGATGCAGGATACATGAGATTTATACCTGCGATAGCAGAACTTAATATCAAGGATGTGGGGTAAAAGAAAAATGCCAGTAGCAAGATGTAAATGTTGCAATAGCTTGTTATTCAATGAAGATGTTGGAAGAGAGTATATACAAATAAATTCAGATATGAAAATACAAAGCAAATTTATTTGTCTTAAATGTGAAATGGAGTTAAGAAAAGAAGATTTCTTTGAACCGTACAGAAGCATGATGAAGTAAAGGAGTATCAATGGACTTAGAACAAAAAGCAATAGAAAGAATCAAAACAGCATCAGAAATGAGTCTTGAGTATTACAAACAACCACTTATCTGTACATACAGTGGTGGCAAGGATTCAGATGTATTATTAGAGCTATTCAAACGTTCTGGAGTTCCTTTTGAAGTACAGCACAGTCACACCACAGCGGATGCACCACAAACAGTGTGGCACGTCCGTGACAATTTCAAGAAATTGGAAGAGGGGGGGATAAAGTGCAGTATTAACTATCCAAGGAAGCCAGACGGAACCAGAATCACGATGTGGAATCTCATTCCTAGAAAACTTATGCCACCTACACGACTTGTAAGATATTGTTGTAAAGAATTAAAAGAAACAGCAGGCATGGGAAGATACGTGGCAACAGGTGTTAGATGGGATGAAAGCACAAAAAGGAAACACACACGATCAGAATTTGAAAAGATAGGAGCATCAGTTAAAACAAAGGAATCGTTTGATGATTCTGTAATGCTCAACAATGACAACAATTCTAAAAGAAGAATCACTGAATTGTGCATGCAGAAGCACAAGATGGTTGTAAATCCCATTGTTGATTGGAAAGAGGAAGATATATGGAACTACATAGACCAAGAGAATATATGTGTTAATAAATTGTACCAATGCGGATATAAAAGAGTTGGATGCATCGGTTGTCCGATGGCAGGCAGAAAAGGAAAATTAAAGGAATTTTACGATTTTCCAACATTCAAGCTAAATTATATCAGAGCATTTGACAGGATGTTAGAAGTAAGAAAAGCAAAGAATCTCCCTACACAGTGGGAATCTGGAGAAGAAGTATTCCTGTGGTGGATAGAAGATAAGAATGTTGCAGGGCAAAGAGAATTTAAGGTAGCAGAAAACGGACAACTTATGTGGTAAAGGAGAAAGAATATGGACGTTATCAAACAAATAGATTACATGATCGCTTGCCTAGAGATGGCAAAAGAAGAAATCAACTATAAAAAAAGATATGAAATGAAAATAAAAATGAGAGAAGACAACGACTGGAACTGGTACAAGAGAAACAGGACACCAAACAATGCACTTATCAAAGAAAATCTTAGAAATGTTGGAAGAACAGGATTCAAGCTTGCGAAAGATTTAGAGGTGGGAGAATGAAAATATATTCAAATCGAGCTGATAAAAATGTGGACTGTATCAGAACAAGTATGAGAACAGAAAAACACAATAGTTTGCACGTAACATTAAATTTTAGGAGAACTGTTGGTGGACCAGTTGCCATGGAAGAAGAAACAGGCAGTGAAGTGATAATAAATTTTACGGATACCTGCGAACTTGAAAATTTCATCATGGCACTGACACAACTAAAGGAAATGACAAAGGGTTACTATGGCAAATGGGAGATTGAAAAAGGTAAAGGAGAACGACTATGACAATAGCACAGCAGGTAGCACACGACTTTTTAGAAAGCATAGAAAAGATGATTACGGCAAATAAATTAGATGTTGGAGTATTAGATACGAAAGTTTCTTATCAATCTTGCGAAGAAGTAATGATGAGTGTGACTGATACAAAAACAGGTTCTATTATTGCAACAATGAGATTAAATTTAAATGCCAACAAACTAAAAAGAGAAATGCAGGAAAAAGAATTGGAAAATTATTGCCGTAAAAGAATATGCCCTATTTGCATTTTTAAAGAACAAGAGCCATGTACTGTAAACAAAATTAACTATGGAACAGCTACGAGCGAAGAAGTAGAGGAAAGCTATAGAAAGGCGTTAGGTGATAAAGAATGACAAGAGAACAGATGATAGATACGTTAGAAGATTACTGCAACGGAAATATCTGTGATTCATGTGAATTTTGTAATGACTGTGAAAAAGAAATGGTTTTTTCTGAAATAGTTGACGAAAAACTGAAAGATTATGTAAGCAGAATTGATGAAAAAAATACAGATAAAGAGTCACAAAATGAGTGTGAATTGGAGGAAAAGAAAATGGAGCAGGTAAAAGTTTTAAAAAAAGCAACAAAAATATATTATCCAGATGAAATGAAAGATGTGTTACCGCTTAAAGAGTTTGTGAAAAGCATTACAGATAAAGGATATAAGGTTGAATTAACAAAAGATAATGTTGTCAGTGATACCGTAGTGAATATCTATAAAGAAGTGGAGATGGAAGAATGATACTAAAAATCTTACTTGTTATCATCGGCATTATCTTAGGACTGGTAGGCAGTGGTTTCTGCCAGTCCGCTAAAGCAAGAGATACGATCACAATGACGTTAGAAGATTATAAACACATGGGAGAGATATTACACAGTCTGCCGATAAGAGAACGGCACAAAAGCCTTAAAGGAAAAGACGTGGCGTTATACAGATGTCCTAAATGCAAAAGCTATGTAGCAGAATGGACAGAAGTTTGTGAGTGTGGGAATAAATTAGACTGGGGAGAAAGTGAGGACTTACATGTTAATAAGAATTAGTGAGACAATGGCTATAAATACACAACAGGTTATTAGAATCTATGTCAAAAAAGTATTTGATGGATACGAAGTTATAGGAGAAACACTAGATCATCTATATACTATTAAAAAATGTACAACAAGAGCAAAAGCAGGAGAGACACTGGAAAAAATACTCAGTCAGTACGACAGAGGACAAAGGGTTATCAAGTTATAAAGGGGTGTTATTATGAGAGGGAAAGATAATCCGTGCTATGGGTGTACAGAAGCCACAGGAAGAGCTTATAATTGCCATACCCTATGTGACGGCTATAAACAGTTTCAAGACGATTGTAAGGAAGAGAAGAATGTTATCAAAAGGAAAAATCCTTATTATAAGTCGTTATCAAAAGAAAAATTTATGAAAAGAAATGCTTTAAACAGGAACAGGAGGGGAAGAAAGTGACAGGGTTATCAATAGACGTTATCAAAAATCAGATACGATTATCAAAAATGTTTGCAGGAAGTGAAGCGGTATCAACTAAGGCATTGAAAGAACTTCTTGAGTACAAAGAAACAGGGTTGACACCGCAGGACATAAAAGAAATTGACGAGCTATACTTAGAAAAATGTAAAGAAGTAAATGCACTTGTAAAGACCTGTGAACGGTTAGAAAAGGAGAAAAGATCAATAAGCAGGACTTATATACCCTATGTACATTAATACCGCCTATGGACGATTACAGAGGACATAATATGTATCTATGCGGTAAACGTGACGGATTCAACGAGTGTGTGCAGACGTTAAAAGAAAATCTGGAAAGTATCAATGAGGAACAGGGACATGAATCGTGATCAGTTCCAAAAGTGGATAGACGAACACGGAACAGGGCAGAGAGAAAACAAGAGCTGCAACGGCATAGACTGGGTACTTGTTAGCATAAAAGATACGTGGATAGCTTTATTTGAGTACGTGAACGGCTCATATATCCCTTATATACAGTGCAAGGATAAAGAACACGCATTAAGTTATATAAATGTCTTAGAACGTCTGTCAGTGCCTTTTGACGTGATATAAAAAAAGAGCCGTAGGTTAATTCCTACGGCTTATTCTATGCGTTCAAATACAATTTTTTTAATGATTCATTATCTGGATAGTCTAAATCCAACCACCTATCAAAAGCTTCTAGATTTCTCTTTTCCAGTTCATCCATAATCCAACCACGGACCATGGACAATTCAAGACTAATTGGTATAGCTTCCGTCATGTCAAATTCCTTTATAAGTTGCTCGGTTGATAATCTGCTCAGCATAGCTCTTGCATTCTTTTCTGCGTTCTTGGTCATATTTCCCAACTTTCTACCCTCGTAACCTCCGGGGTGGGTGGTGCATGTTATGCATTGATAAGTTGCTCCCAGTTAGGGTGTTCCTTATCGAATTTTTCTAGCTCTTTTTCTCTTTCGTCATAGGCTTCGAGTTCTAAAGCTTCGATTTCTTCCAAGCTAAAACCAAGCTTAGAAAGATTATCAGCTAGTTCATCGCAAAGTGAAGAAGCTTCTAAATCTTGACGGTAAATGAAAATTTTTACCGCATTTTTATAACCTCGGATTGCTGAATTTTTAGCAACCTCTTCTTTAAATTTTTTGTCGATTTTTCTACCTCTGTAATAATCCATGATTTTCAACCTCCTAAATTCTTTCTAAAATCTTTTTACAAGCTTCTACATATCCGTCTGGAAGTGTTTCAGTGTTCATCTTCCCACCGTTTGCTCTCCATTCGAGATATTTTTTAACTTCTTCTTTTTCTTCTTCCAGTTCGTAAATAAATTCTTCGTAGGAAACGAAGTCCTCATTTTCGACTAACTTTTCAATTTCTTTTCTTAATTCTTTCATCTTCTTTTCTCCTTTTTAAATGCTTTTCGTTTATCTTTAACTATAGTATAAATGATTTTAGTTTAAATGTCAATGATAAAAATAAACTTTTTTCGTTTGACATATGATATATTTTAAATTATAATGATTTAAAAACAGAAAAGAGGTGTGGTTGATGGAATACAATATAAACTTTACTTACAAGGACAACAAGCAATTAAAAGAAATCTACAAAGAACTACTAAAAAGGAACGGCATGACAATGACAGAAGCGTCACAGCTCTTAGGATTGTCAACACCGCAGCAGCTAAACAACAAATTTAATAATAAAAAAGTATCCTTAAGTGATTTAAAGGATTTTTTGGGTATAATGGGATATGATTACGAGATAATAATAAAAAAGAGATCTGGGAGCTTTTGAGTTCTTCCAGATCTCTTTTACTATGCAATTCTTGAAACATTGGAAGTCTTTACTTTTTCGCTTCCATATTTTCTTTGGATGTCCTCGAAAGACATTTTCTTTTTATGCCACTTTCCAGATGGTTCTGTTGAGAAATGCCATTTCTTGCGATTTTTAGACCACTTAAAGCCTAACTTCTTTAGTTCTTCTTTGTACGGGAATGTATTACCGTCTACCCATATCCAAGAACCTACCACTTCGATATTGACACCGTCGAAAGAAACTATATTATTAATTACATTTCTTAAGGCTTCGTCTGCCTTGTAATCAAATGTATTTTTCTTTTCTTCTTCTGGTGTTTGCCCTGCTTTGAACATGTCAAACAGTTTCTTGTATTCGGCTGTAATCTCTTGACATGTAACAACGTCTCCGCCGTTGTCTGGGTGGTTGGCTACCATTAATTTTTTGTATTCTTTTCTGAGTTCCTGTAAGTTTTTGGCTGTAAAATATTTCATGATAACACCTCCTAAGTTGTCTAGCAGAGACTTATAAAATCTCTGCTAAACTAATAACTTGTGATTCTGATAAATTATCCATAACGATTTCATCTCCTTTGTGAAGTTCAAATCTGTCTGGAAAAGTTCCGAACCATCCGTCAAACTGATTGTCAATGTAGTATCCTTTTGATTCCAATTTTTTGATTGCTTCTTTCATCTTATTATCTCCTTTTCTGATTGCTTTGTTCTCTTAACTTACTTTTATTATACATAAAATCTATGTATGTGTCAATAGAAAAGTACATAAAATTTATGTATAAAATTCTTGATGTAAAATTATGAGTATGATATAATGATGTAAAAGGAGGAAAAAACGATGATAAAATACAAATTAGATGTACAGGAAGAATTGAAGAAAAAAGGGTATACTTCTTATATAATAAGAAAAAACAAGTATTTAAGCGAGGGAACACTTGCAAAGATAAAGCGAGGAGAACCAATAAATATGAAAAGTCTTAATGCTATTTGCTGCATGCTTAGAAAAAATGTAGATGATGTAATTGATATAGAAATAACAGACGATGAAAAGATAAAATATTTTATCTGAAAAGTGTTGACTTATACATAAATATTATGTATAATAAAGACAGTTAAAGGAGATCAGCAAAAAGAAAAGGAGTGTTGAAAATGAAAGAATTAAAAATTAAAAAATAAAAAATTAGTATTAGCGGCAATCGCAAGAGAAATGAACTTCTGGTATGACGTGTCTTTGAAAACAGACAGCGAAATTACAAAAGAAGAAGCAGAAAAGAAAATTATCGGACTGCATGAAGCATACTTTGAAATCCGAGGAAGCAAGGGGCATGTTTCTTACGTTGCAGGAGTAGACGAAGAAGCAGGAGATGTTGACAGCATGTACAATCTTGTACTACAAAGGCATTAATAAAAAGAGTGTAAACAAAGGCACTTCCCGCTATGGTATAATTATATTAGATAATAACCATAGTCGGGAGGTGTCTTTTTTGATTAATAACAAACTAAAGAATTGCTGTAACGATTGCGTACATTGTGAGATCGTGACGGAGACAAAGAGAAGAGCTATCCCAGAGGATAAGACGGAAGTGGTACTTGTAAATATAAAGTGTAGTCACATGTGTGTATGCAGTAGATACCAGAAAGAGGTGCAGGATGGAAGATGAAAGCCTGTGCTGTGCAGGATGCAAGAATACACTATATGCCAGAGGGAATATGTACTGCACTAAGGATAACGGCAAGAGATTGATAAGAGACAGATATTTGACTGTATGTGATGATTACAAGACAGCAGGACCGACAACAAAAATATATACAAACGAAAGGACGTGAGACAATGGGAGCAGGTGGTAGACCGCCTAAATATAAAAGTGTAAAAGAAATGCAGAAAAAGATAGATGAATACTTTGAAAGCTGCGAGGGAAAACCATTAGTCATTAATGGGGAACAGCAGTACAACAAACAAGGGTATCCAATCATCCTTGACAGAAAGCATCCTACGATAACAGGATTAGCACTTGCGTTGGGATTCAGTGGCAGAAGTGATCTACTGTATTATCAAAAACATAAAAAAGACAGTGATAAGTTTTACGACACCATCACGCGTGCGAAGAGCAGAGTTGAAGAACAAATGGAAGAAAGTTTGTTTCATAAGGACAGCTCAAACGGCGCACAATTTGCACTGAGAAATAATTTTAAAGACTGGGATGCAGACAAGAAACAGGAAGAGAGTAAAACAGAGGGAATTACGATCGTGAACAACATCCCTAGAGAGTAAAGGAGCGGTTACATGGTTAATCTAACAGATGTGATTGCTCCATCTTTTTATAAGGTACATTGGGACATTCAAGACGGCAAGCATACCTATTATGATTTGTACGGTGGTCGTGGTTCTTGTAAGTCCTCGTTTGTCGGAACTGAAACCGTGCTTGGAATGATGCAGGATGCAGAGTGTGGAGAATTTACAAATGCAGCTATTTTTAGAAAAGTCGGAAACACGCTAAGGGACAGCGTGTATGAACAGATACAATGGGCTATAGATGCATTAGGCGTTAGTGATCTGTGGGATTCTTCTCTGTCCCCTTTACAGCATGTCTACAAGCCGACAGGGCAAAAGATACTGTATAGAGGACTAGACAAAGCAAAAAAGACAAAGTCCGTGAAAACTTCCAAAGGATATATAAAATACCTGTGGTTTGAAGAGTTGGACGAGTTCGCAGGCATCGAAGAAATTAGAACGGTACAACAGTCTGTTTTGCGTGGTGGTTCTAAATTTGTTGTGTTCAAAACGTTTAATCCGCCAATCTCTGTAAATAACTGGGCTAACAAGTATGTAGCAGAAGCGAGAGAAGACAGCTATAGGCACATGAGCGACTACAGAAGCGTGCCTGCTGCCTGGTTAGGGCAGCGGTTTATAATGGATGCCGAATACCTAAAAGCAACAAATGAACGAGCATACAAGCATGAGTATCTGGGAATCCCTGTAGGACTTGGTACAAATATATTTGAACTATTAGAAATCCGCACGATCACGGATGAGGAGATAGCAAGGCAGGAGAGAGTATACCAAGGGCAGGACTGGGGCTATTACCCAGACCCGAAAGCATTTGTACGATGTGCATACATGCCTGCATCACAAAAAATCTTGTGTATAGACGAATTAGGCGGTCAGAAGATAAGAAACGCCGCTATGGCTAAATTGATAACAGACAGGGGATACAACGATTATACTATCTCCTGCGGAGCAGATGAGATTGAAAGCATTTTAGACTTTAGAGACGCAGGACTTGTTGCAAATAAAACAAACGTCTATCCGGGGAGTCGCAAATATTCTTTTGAGTGGCTACAGTGTAGGACAATTGTAATGGACCCTGCAAGGACTCCACGGCTCTATAAAGAGATAATCGAGTATGAACACGAGGTGGACGACAACGGAGACATAAAAGCAGAGTATCCAGACGGCAACGACCATTGGATAGATGCATTAAGGTATGCGACAAGTCCAATGAGCATGAGACGTGGAGAGAGTGCATAAGGAGATAAATAAATGATAAATCTAAAAGACGCAAGATGTGTAAAAATCGGAAGTGTGCTGTTACATGTAAGTGATATTACAGAGATAGCATGGCATCATGGGATTGTAGAGATAAACGTAAACAGTGATCTAATGCAAGCAGACATAAAAACAAATATAAAAAATGTCGAGCTTGTGACGGTGGAATAGATGGGTATAATAAGCAGAATGAAAGAGATATTAAGTGCCCTTTTTAGACAAAGGGCAAGAGAAGAATTTAAGATAGACACTGTGACCAGTCCAGAGATGCAGAGAGTGATTGAAAAGTGTGCATACATCTATAAAGGCAGTCCGTACTGGTTAGACAAGGACGAGCATATAAAGACTATCAATTTTGCAAAAGCAGTGTGTAGTGAGACAGCACGCCTTGCTACACTTGCGATAGGCATAGAGATAGATGGCAGTGCAAGAGCGGATTGGTTGCAGGAGCAGATTGAAAAGGAATTAGAGCAGGTACGGCACCATGTAGAATATGGCTGCGCATACGGTACAGTTGTATTAAAACCTAACGGTGCAAGTGTGGACTTGATTACACCAGAGAATTTTATAGTAACAGACGAAAGCAATGGAGAGATTCAAGGGATTGTATTTGTACATCGTGAAATCTCAAGTGATGGCAAGACGTATTACACAAAGCTAGAGTATCATAGGTACATCGAGGACGTGTATCAGATTACAAATCGTTGCTATGCTTCTAAAGATGCAAACGATACAGGAAAGCCGATTGACATAGACGAGACACCTTGGCGTGGAGAACTAGAAGATGTAGGACTTGCAAATCTGAACGGACAACGCCTGTATGCAGTCTTAAGGACACCGCAGGCGAACAACGTTGATCTACATTGCAGTTTAGGACTGCCGATTTTTTACGATGCGATAGAAGAACTTAAAGACTTAGACACTGCATACAGCAGGAACGCAACAGAGATATTCGATAGCCGAAGAATGTTGTTACTAGACTCCGACAAGCTATTAGAGACTGGTACAAGGGTAAATAATACACAGGATGGATTTGAGAGAAGCAAGAAGCGGTTAAGACTGCCAGAGTACGTCAAGAATGTAAATAGCTCAGACATTAAAGGATTCTATCAAGAGGTAAACCCAAGTCTCAACACGGATACACGATTGACAGGAATCAATGCATTGTTAAGCCAGATCGGCTATAAATGCGGATTCTCTAACGGATACTTTGTGTTTAACGAAACAACAGGCATCCAGACAGCGACAGGAGTTGAAGCAGAGCAACAGAGGACGATACAATTTGTTAAGGACGTAAGAGACAAATTACAAGCCTGCATGGATGATCTGATTGCAGCACTTAATATATTTGCTGATCTGTACAAATTAGCACCAAGCGGACCGTATGAAACCGTGTATGACTTTGGAGACATTACATATAACGAAGATGAAGATAGAGCGAGATGGTACAGCTATGTTACTTCCAACAAGATTCCATTCTGGTACTATCTAGTTAAATTTGAGGGATTCAGTGAAGAAGAAGCAAAAGCACTTGAAGAAGAAGCACAACCGAAAGAGCCAGACTTATTCGGTGCAAGCGGAGAGGAGTGAAAGCATGGGAAAGTACAGGATTGAAAAATACCTTGAATACCTTAATGGCGAAGATGTAAAACTGCCCGAACCATTTACAAAACAAGAAAAGCTGTTGTACAACATCTGCGAAAAAGGAGTTACAGGCAGTACAGAAACAGACAAAACATTATCGCAAGAGGGCAAGCCTGCGGATGCGGCAGTAGTTGGGAAGATGCTAGATGCGGCACTAATGGTAAAAGACCCCGAAGAATAGGCGGTGGATTATGCTAACGCCAGATTACTTATGGTATGTGCCAGAGAAAGCAGAGAAGCAGGCAGAAGAACTGCATAATAAGATTGTATCCGTCATTATCGAACGAATGATGATAAGGCTAGGACGTGGGGAAGATTACCTTTTTACTCCTATTGACAAGTGGCAGATGGATGTATTGCAGGATGCAGGGTATATCTTGCAAGCGGTACAGGCAGAGATAGCACAAACGACAAAGATAAGTATTGCAGAGATCGCACGCACTATGAAAGAAGCAGGAATCAAGGCTCTTGAATGGGATGATACAATCTACAAGAAAGCAGGTCTTGAACCAACACCACTCGGGGAAAGTCCTTATCTACAGAGACTGTTGAAAAGGAATTATGAAAAGACCAAGGGAGAGATGTATAACTTTACTGGCACGATGCCGAACGCCTGTCATGATAATTACATTAAGGCAGTGGATAAAGCATATACACAGACTGCAAGCGGTACGACAGGGTACACACAAGCGGTTAAAGAAGCTGTTAATAACATTATAGACAAAGGGGCAGACGTAACTTATCCAAGTGGACGCAGAGACAGCATAGAGACAGCTACGGCAAGAGCAGTCCGTACTGGTGTAAGCCAGATGGCAGCAGATATTACAGACGCACGTATGGACGAGATGAACTGGGATATAATTCTCACGTCTGCACATTTAGGAGCAAGAATTGGAGACGGTGGAGACAACTTGACCAATCACTTCTGGTGGCAAGGCAAGTTTTACAGCAAAAGCGGTAATGACCAAAGATTTCCGCCTTTTTCGGTCTGCGGTATGGGAAATGTGCAGGGAATCCATGGGGCAAACTGTCGACACTCCCACGGTCCGGGGGATGGAATAAACAATCCGTTTGAGGACTACGACAGCGAAGAGAATCGCAAAGAATATGAAAAACGGAAACGACAGAGAGAGCTTGAAAGACGTATCAGAAAGACGAAACGACAGTTAATCGGCATGAAAACGGCTGTGGATAATGCAAAGGACGAAGCCTTAAAGCACGATCTTGACATAGAGTATCAGAAAAAGGCGGCACTATTGCAGAAGCAGAACAAAGCCTACAATGATTACTGCGAAGAGAACAATCTTAAGAAGCAGAGCGAACGACTAAACACGGCAGACTGGAACAGGAGTCAAGCATCATCAGCACGAGGTGCAGCGACACGATACAACAATGCACGAGGTAAATAATGGATACTATAAACAAAATTATGGTAGCCTGTGGGTGGATTATAACAATTGGTAGTGCGATAGGAGTCTTATATACTGCCTATAAGCATTACAAGAAGCCTACGGACGATATGAAACATCGAATAGATCATATAGAGACAGATATTAAAGAAATTAAACAAAAGCTAAATAGTGACTACAGTGCTATTAATAATCAACGTGATGATATGAACCTAGTCATGAAAAGCATGTTTAATTTGATTGAGAACAAGATCACAGGAAATAACATTGAGGGTCTAAAAAAAACCAGAGACGATCTGATAAATGCGTTGACAACACACGACAAACAGTGAGGTGTTTGCTTTTGAAAGTATATGATTTTACCGTACCCGAACTAAATATGTTCCGTACGTATTGCAACTTCACAGATGTTGAAAGAACATTGTTCGAGTATCGGGCAAAGAATATACCACTAGAGAAATGTGCAGAGCTTATGAACGTAAGTCTGTCTACAGCAAAGAGAATCAGCAGGAGAGTTAATAACAAGATTATTAGAGTATGTTAAGGAGAAACATAATGGCTAAATATGTAAAGAAACCAGTTGTGTTTGAAGCAGTTACATATGAAGAATTTATAAAAAATGTACATAGTAAACCAATAGAACTTGAATACAATGGATATATTATCAAAAGATATGATGATGATCGCTATATCATTCCAACATTAGAGGGAGATATGTTACTTGGAAAAGATGATATGCTTATCACTGGTGTGGACGGGGAAATCTACCCATGTAAGAAAGAAATCTTTGAAAAGACTTACGAAAAGGCGTAAAAAAGAGGGTATTGAAAAGGCAAAAATCCATGATACAATATAAATGTAACAAGTAATAAGTTGTTGAATAAATCATTATAAGATTTTCTTTTTAGTTTTAAATGAGAGTGGTTTGTTTCGGAGATACTTTTTCATGTTATAATACTTTAATCCTTTCTTTATTGTTTTGTTAGGTATATAGTACGGTGGATTCCTAACGGAGTCCGTGGAAGTATAACTCAGTTGGTCAGAGTAGTCGGCTCATAACCGACCTGTCACAGGTTCGAGTCCTGTTGCTTCCATTTGCTCACTGTTGTGGGCATAAGAAATTTTTAAATTTCCTCAAAGTAAAGACTTTGTTGGTTTTGAATTTTTCATTTTTCATCATGACACCTTTTTTCATCAATTGGTGTTCCTCAATCTTATCCTTATTTTCAAGCACCATGACCCCTATCATGGTGCTAATTTTTTAATTTAATATGATACTTTTATGAGACTTTAACGACCTGTTAGAGTCTCTTTTTTAATGCGATAATTTACACATAAAAGGGAGGTGGAAGAGTGAACGGATATAACTATAATCCTTATGCACCAATGTATCAGCAGGATACAATGCAGTTGCAGGATAGGCTAAATCAGTTACAGCAAATGCAACAGCAGTACAATAAACCAATGCCAGAGACACAAGTTCCAACACAGAATGTTAATTGGATACAAGTTGCAGGCATAGAGGGAGCAAAGAACCAGATCGTACAGCCAGGGGCTACAGCATGGATGATGGATAACAACGCACCTTTCTTTTATGTAAAGAGTGTAGATGGAATGGGCAGTGCAACTTTTAAGGTATTTAGATTCGAGGAGATACCGCCAGAAGCCACGCAGAACGCCCAAAAACAAAATGTAAACTATGATAATAGATATGTTACAAGAACAGAGTTTGAAGAACTTCTAGCAAAGCTAGGAGAGCAACCAGAGAAAGGAGAGTTAAGCAATGAGTAATCCTTTAATGAACATGATAGGCGGTATGATAGGAAACAACAACCCTATGCAAATGGTACAGCAGGTAATGGGCATGGTAAGAGGGTCTAACAATCCGCAGTCTATGGTTGAGAGCATGGCACAGACAAACCCTGCGATCAAGCAGGCAATGGAAATGTGCAAGGGAAAGAACCCACAAGAAGTGTTTAATAGCCTATGCCAACAGCAGGGCATGAATCCACAGGATATTGTGGACAAAGTGAACAAATAGATATTAAGCGGTGCACAGCTTGGTAAATAAATTTATGGAGGACAACAACAATGAATGAAGCAATGGGACTCACTGCGGCAGATGTAGCAGCAGTGACAAAAAATGACGGATATGATAACGGCTTCGGCAACGGTGGTTGGTGGATTTGGATTATCTTAATTGCTTTCCTTTTCTGTGGTAACGGATGGGGAAGAAATAACGATACCGCAACGACCGCAGGCGAAAATGCTTTCTTATCCGATGAGTTTGTTAAGAGAGATATTTTCAATACAAACCAGAACGTATCTAATACAGCTTGTCAGACACAGAGAGACGTATTAGAAAGCAGATACACAACACAGTTAGGATTACAGCAGATGCAGGCACAACAGCAGGCTTGTTGCTGTGAAACACAGAAAGAAGTGTTACAGAACCGCTATGATGCGGCTTTAATGGCCCAGAATATGCAGGCACAGATGGCACAGTGTTGCTGTGATATTAAGGAAACAATCCTCGCAGACGGACAGGCTACACGCCAGTTGATGCAGGACAACACAATCCAGAATCTTAGAGATAAACTTGCGGACAGAGATAGAGACTTACAGTTATCTAACTTCCAGATTTCGCAGGTATCACAGACTAAGAACATTGTGGATGCTGTTAGACCATTCCCAACACCTGCATACATTACAGCAAGTCCTTATGTATCCTATAATGGGTATGCATACGGTGGTTGAAACTGCGGAAGTGTAAATGTGTAAATAAATCAAGCTTGTTGGAAGAATCCATATCTACTAAGTAGACTAGCAATATATTGACGATAGGGTGTCGGGTTCGGCATCCTATTTTTGTTTAGGAGGGAAAATTATGTTAAATGCGGTAAATGTAGCACAGCAGGATGTAAACAGTGGTGCAAACGTACTATTTGCGAATACACGATATAGTAGCAGACGTTGTACTTGTAATTATGGGTGGCTGAATCATGTAGAGGGGTCTGGTCTGTTTACGTTAACGAATAGATCAAACTGTCCTATGACTGTAGAGGTAGAATTTAACGGAAATGTATCCGCTAATGCAACAGGAGCAACGGCACTTGCTGTAGAGCTTAACGGAGAAGCTATTGGTGGAACAGAAATGGACTATACAGTAGCTACAGCGAACACATTTCAGAACGTGGGAGCAACAACGGTTGTAACTGTACCATCTTGCGGTAGCTTAATCGTAAGCATCGGAAATGTAGGAACAACAGCGGCAATAGTAAAAGATGCGAATATTATTATAAAGCGTATCTCTTAAGGAGGTGCGATCATGATTGAATTTACAAACAATCTTGAAGTAACAAAAACAGAAGATATCTTTGACGAGATCAACAAAAGATATGTAGCGGCTATGATGATACACGGTCAAATGGCAGACTATTTCAATTTCTTAGGTTTGAAAGGCTACAAAAGATTACATGAATACCAGTTTCTTACAGAAAGCTTGGAGAGACGTGAGATATGCAGGTATTTTGTAGATCATCATGGCAAATTATTAAAGGATTCCTTTAGCGGTACAGTAAAAGTGATCCCCGACTCTTGGTATACAGCCAGTAGACTAAGTATCGGAAAATCCACAAAGCAGAAAGCCGTAGAGGATAGCTTTATAGAGTATCACAACTGGGAGAAAGAGACAAAAGAAGCCTATGAGAAGTACGCACAGCAACTTAGAACGAACGGAAACGTATCGGATGCACTATTTGTAGAATGTCTGGTAAAAGACGTATCTAAAGAGCTAGAAACAGTTGAAAAGATGGTTACTGATCTAATCTCTGTAGGATACGACATGGTGTATATTACAGAGACACAGGACTGCATTCATGAGAAATACAAAAAGAAGCTTAAGGGGGTCAAATTATGAGTGAAATCAAACATGTTCTGGAAGAACAGCTAGAAAGAGAAAAAAACTCAGCATTAAAACAGCTCACAACATCTAATCTTGATGCAATGTATAAGATTACAACAACATTATGCAATCTTGAAAAGATGGAGCATGGAGACATAGCGGAAACCGTCATGGATGCAGGAGAGAATCTTATTAAGAAGTACAGCAATGGCAAGTATGATAAAAATATAGATGCATTGTATGACAACTACTTAAGTGCTAAAATGGCATACAAAGAAAACGGAGATCAAGGACACCGTGATAAGCTTATGGAATCGGTCGGTAGATTGATGGTGGAAGTGTATGATATGCTTTCTTCTATGGTTATTGATTCTGACTTTATGGACGAGAGAAAAGAGATACAGCGACAGATAAAGAAACTTGCGGAAATGTAAAAAAAGAGGGTATTGAAACGGCATATTTTAGGGTTTACAATAAATATGTAGGAATTATGCAGATTTGCCACAGCCTCCTTGTAAGTACAGAGTTTTTTAAGCGTTTTTGGTTACACGACAACAGGAAAAGAGTTCGAGGCTCGAGTGGGGTTCAAGTCCCCACATTTCTTTTACCTTGACTTAGGTATATAAGTCTTAATCCATTACCGCAGACATAGCGGTATACAAACAATGTAGGAGGATATATATGCAGAATTACGAACAGATTTTAGCAGAATTAGGAATCGAAATCCCAGAAGATAAAAAAGCGGATTTAAAAAAGAAAATGTCTGAAAATTACAAGACTGTAGCTGACTACAATAAACAGGTAGAAAAATGTAACAGGGTAATAACAGAAAGAGATGAGTACAAAACATCCGTAGAAGATGTACAGTTAAAACTTTCAGAGTTAGAAAAAGAAGACGTAAACGGTCTTAAAGAACAGATTTCTACACTAAAAACAGAGATTGCAGACAAAGATAAAGCTATGGATAAACTTTCTAAGCAGGTAGAACTCAAAGAGAAAGTAAACGATTTCTTATCTGGCAAAAAATTTGTAAATACATTTGCAGAAGAAGCTATCCGCAAGGGAATGCTTGAAAAACTGGAAGAAGAAAACGGGAAAAATGCAGAAGATGTTTTTAATGAACTTTATACAACAGATGGAAAAGTAAACGAGGGCATCTTTGTTGAAGAAAAAAAAGAACCTAAAAATAATATTCCAAGTTTTACGACAAAATTTAACAGCGGAGAACGAAAAAAAGGAGTTCAGAAGTTAAATGAAATGTCTTTAGATGCTCAGATTGCGTTAAAGGCAGAAGACCCAGACCTCTACAACTCTTTAGCAAACGACAAATAGAAACCATACCGACTCACAATTTGAAAGTGAGCCGCTAACCTAAAATCCCTTAATAGTTGTAGGTAGA